AACAGGTTAACGATGAGCTCGCAGAACGAGTCATTGGCCAGACTGTGGTTTATTATCCTATTGATGTGGAAAAAACTAATTTTCATAATCTCTACGGAGAGGCTGTTAATAAAACATTTCTACCACCGGTGCGTGTGTATGCATATGTTGAGGTCGAAAATGAACAAACCAACGATAAGTATGGGTATGAGTACCAAAGCAAGCTAACGGTTCACTTTCATCGGAAGAGACTAACAGCGGATCAAAATCTGTATGTGCGTCCCGGTGACTTTGTACAGTATGGCGACAAACTGTATGAAATAGTTAAGACATTTAATGATACCAGATACTATTTCGGACAGGTAGACCACAAATTCCAAGTAAGCGCCGAGTGTGTGAGAGCCAGAAAGGGGACCTTCGATGCCACGTAGCAGATCAATATTGACACAAGAAGAAATTGAACATCCTGATAAGTATGACAACACAGGAGTCAAGGATAAATCTATTTTACACGAAATAGAGTTCATGTCGTCAACGCTGGAGACTATTGATTATGCCGTCTATGATTATATGAATGAAAGAATAAAACTGGCTACGACGTCTAACAGCGGGTTTAAAAGGGTACCTATTGTGTGGGCCTCCGCGGAACGTTCTTTCCAGATAAAAGGAAACAAGGATCTGAGGGACAAAGAAGAAACTCTTATTTTGCCGTTGATGACCATCGAGCGCAAGTCGGTAACAAAGGAGTTAGATAAGCGCGCCATTCCATATGCCAATGTTCCTCCACAAGCTGATGTCAGAGGGGGAAGCATTACTATCGCCCGACGCATTAACCAGAAAAAGACGGCAGAGTTTCAGGATAACTTGGCCCGACGAAAATACGCCGATGGAACTGTTACCGGGAGAGGATTGGGTCAGAATACTTTTCCTAAGATCGCGGACAAAAGGACGGTTTATGAGACTATTACGATTCCCCTTCCTGTGTGGGTTACGGCTACCTATGAAATAAGCCTTAAAAGCGAATATCAACAGCAAATGAATGATTTGGTGACTCCGATGATTAGGCAAGGAGGCATGAACAGCATGCCACACCGTCTGAAGAGAGACGGTCACAAATATGAAGCGTTTATAAAGGGCGATTTTGTGAACAATTCTAATACAAATGCCCTAGAGATGAATCAACGCATGTATGAGACCGTGATAACAATGGAGGTCCTTGGGTATTTGATCGGCGACGGCCCCAACGAGGAACGACCAAAGGTGGTGATCAGAGAAAACGCAGTTGAGGTGAAAATCCCCCGTGAGCATGTAATCTTGGGTGATATAAATGAATATTTGAGTGATGAGGGGTTTTATAGAGATTAGTCGGGCTCTTCCTACTTCGCTTCACTATTTACTTAAGAAATTGGTGTAAAAATTAACTATTTAATTTTGATGAAGAAGGAGATGCCAAATAATGTCTGTAGATAAGTTTAGATTTGTATCGCCCGGCGTTTTTATTAACGAAATCGATCAGTCGCAAGTACCGCAACAAAGGGTATTTCGGACGGGCCCCGCTATTATCGGACGAACCGTTAAAGGTCCCGCAATGCGCCCGATCACAGTTAGTTCGTTTAGCGAATTTGTAGATTTTTTTGGAAACCCAAGCCCCGGCGGCCAGGGTGGCGATGTTTGGAGAGATGGAAACAAGTCCGCTCCCACGTATGCTGCCTATGCGGCCCAGGCATATCTCTCGAATGATGCACCTGTAACTATTGTTAGGCTCCTAGGAGACGAAAGCCCCCAGAAGACTACTGCTGGGAGTGCTGGCTGGGTATATCCGACCAACGGCAACGCTTCCCCCGGCGGAGCGTACGGCCTTTTCATCTTTAATAGCCAGAGCGCCGCGGCGGGTTCACCAGCCGAGAAGATGCACATTACTGGTACTCTTGCTGCTGTATGGTATCTTAGTAGTTCTGCCAACATTGCGCTGGTTGGGGTCGGATTCGACGCCGGCGGCACCACGACGACCTCGTCGACCGCCGCGATACTTAAGCCCGCAACGACCGCGGGACAGACAGAGTTTAAAGTTAAAATAGCCGGCAACGGCTCGATCGGCACCATTGTAGAGTCCACCTTTAACTTTAGTGAAACAAGCGGCCGCTACATCCGCAAGGTCTTTAATACAAACCCACAACTCGTTAATGACAGCATTACAACGACGGCCAATAAAGAATATTATTTCTTAGGCGAAACATTCGAAAGAGGAGTCACAGACCTTCTAACGTATGGAACGGACGATATGTTTGGGTGTATTGTAGCCTTGTCAAGCTCTGCTGGTGGTAACCCCAACAACTTTGAAACCGGCTTCAAGATGCCACAGACTCCGCCAATTATCGCGCAGGACCAAAATAGTAACTATGCTCTGTTTAATATCAACAGCACACCAAAAGAGCTCTTCAGCATAGTGGCCCGCGATCAGGCAGAGTGGGCGCAGAATAATCTTAAGATTTCACTGCTGGATATTAAGCAATCTCCTAATCCCTCCTTCGAGCCCTACGGTAAGTTTTCCTTACTAGTTCGGGATATGATGGATACTGATGCTAATCCGGTTATTCTGGAACAGTATAACAATTTATCCCTCAATCCTAACTCTCCCAACTATATTGGCCGCCGGATTGGCGACAAGTATGTTTCTTGGGATACGACCAATAGGAAGTATCGAGAGTATGGACAATATGACAATGTCTCTCGGTATATTCGAATGGATATGGACGTTTCTGTTGATGGTGGCAATGTAGATCCGTCCCTCTTGCCTTTCGGATTCAAGGGAGTTCCAAAGAATATCGGCTTTAACTTTAACTCTGGCTCAACTACATTTAGAGATCTGGACTTGTCCAACTCGGCCTCGTCGGGCGACCCCGGCACCGCCTTTGCAGACGCCTACGCTCAAGGCAGCGGCAGCGTTTGTAGCGCATCAGGCAACCCTGGCGGCACCGTCATTATTGACCTTAGCAGCGGCTCCCTCGCCAGCGCTACACACAAGTTCACGGGCAGCTTCGCTTTCCCAATGCTTCCATTGCGCCATTCTTCCTCAGATGGCCAGATGATAGACGATACCAAGGCATACTGGGGCATGCAGAACACCACGACAGCTACTTCTTTGATAGCTGATCGGTCGGTTATCGATCTATTACGCATGCGTCCACTGGGCACGAACCGTCTTGATCCCACAAATGATGATTGGGCCGAGCGAGGCCCGGGATTCTCTTTAGACAACGTCTGTTTTGATACTGACACTCAGGCTGCCTATTATAACGGTGGTCTTATCGGCGCGCCCTTCTGGGGCTACCGACAGGGTGCCGGAGTATATGATACCGGACGCGTCCTCGGCAAGTCTATGACTGCCGTGAGCGGGGCCTATACAGAGACCCTCGACCAGAACTATAACCGCTTTACGGTTCCCATGTTTGGTGGCTTCGACGGATTCGATATTGCTGAGAAGGAGCCCTTCAATAATAGCCGGGCACTCGGCGGCGAAACCACCGCTGCACCTAACGATCGTGCACTTCCAATGCTTTACACAGTAAAGAAGGGTATCGATACAATAGCGGACCCCGACATTGTTGACATTAACCTGTTAACGGTGCCTGGAATGACCCCCCGAGCAGTTACGAACCATGCCTTGAGGGTTGCGCAGGATCGCGCCGATACTTTAGCTATCATTGACTTAGAGGGCGGCTTTGTCCCCCAGGCTGAGAACACTGATGCATTCAGTGCGAGGGCAGGCAGTACGGCTAATACCATAACTTATCTGAAGGCACGAAACCTTAATAACAGTTATGGCGCATGCTACTATCCATGGGTACAGTCACGCGACACGCTTCTTGGAAGCAGCATATGGCTTCCGCCGTCCATTGCGGCGCTCGGAACTTATGCCTCTTCGGCACGGACGTCTGATCTTTGGTTTGCGCCCGCAGGGTTTAACCGCGGAGGCCTCAGTAGAGGCGCCGCAGGCGTACCGGTCGTATCGGTGCTAGAGAAGCTCACAAGCAGACAAAGGGACGATCTCTATGAGGTTAACATTAACCCCATTGCGTCGTTCCCGGCAGAAGGAATCGTCGTCTTCGGCCAGAAGACGCTACAGGCGACTGCCTCTGCGTTGGATCGCATTAATGTACGACGACTTCTAATCTACTTGAAGAAGCAGATTTCTATAATCTCGACTACAATTCTGTTTGATCCAAACATCCAGGTAACGTGGGATCGATTCTTGGCATCGGTAGAGCCGCTGCTCAAGTCGGTTAAGGCACGTTATGGGCTGCAGGAGTATAGAGTTATTCTAGACAGTACCACTACAACGCCGGATCTTGTGGACAGAAATATTATGTACGCAAAGGTCCTACTTAAGCCCACAAAGGCAATCGAGTTTATTGCGCTTGATTTCGTAGTAACAAGCCAAGGGGCATCATTTGATGACTAAGAAAACTAGGTGGATTTATTCTACCCCACTATTTAAAATGAACGGGAGTAACTAAGACAATGGCTGGAGAATTTTGGAACAACGCCGCGATGGAACCAAAGCGATCACATCGCTTTTTGATTCAGTTTGACTTGCTCGGACTGGGAACATCTCAGATTTATGGGAGGAAGATAAGTAAGCCTTCTTTTGAAATTGGTCAAAGCGAGCACAAGTTCCTTGGCCAGACTTACTATTATCCCGGCGCAGTGACATGGACCGATGTGACTGCCACCCTCGTGAATGCGGCGACGCCCGATTTTGACGCCATTTTACAGGCGCTCTTGCGTTCGGCCGGCTATGTAGAACCTGACGAGATATCAAGGACGGGCAACGTCGATGAAGCTGGTACTCTCAATAAGTTTGACGCTGTTACTTCGCTAGGTAGTGTCCTCATTAAAGAGCTTGATGGGGACGGCAGAACGCTCGGCACTTATCAACTGCAGAATGCATGGATAAAGTCCATTAGTTATGGAGAACTTGACTATTCTTCAGAAGATCTATTAACTGTAGATCTGGTTTTCCGCTACGATTGGGCCACTTATAAGAAATCCAGCGCTGCTGCCGGCTAGCAGGCAATAGTCGATGCCGCTGAGTTTCGACGGCTGGGCCAATCCCTATTACGAGCCAAAGCGCCCGTATAGATTTATTGTACCGTTTCCTATTTTCCTTCCGAAACTAGGCTCCAACAAGAAGAAAATCAGTGAAATATTCAAAGTTCGAGGCAACCTCCGCAGCACGAATAAGTCCAAGTTTGGTAAAGATTGTTACTTCCCCATGTTCTGTACTTCGGTCACGAAACCACAGATAACCACAGAGGCGTTTCGAATCAAAGACCCGGCCGGCGGCTTTGAACCTATTCGCGCAGATCAGCCGACGGTCTTTGATTTTCAGCCTGTAGAAATAGAGCTATTAGATACCTATAGCCATGATATAGAGGCCTCCTTGATGGCTATGTTATATGCTTATGGCGGTCTCGCCGCCGCAGACGAGGCAGCAGCTGCCGATCCTCGCCGCCAGAGAGCGGGCAAGCTTATACCCATTAGAAACAGAGACGGCACTGGTACCCCGGTCTTTGAGATTATTGAGCTATTAGATCAAAGTAGATACACCACCGCCGGCGAAGACCCGTTCGTATCTGTGGACATTATGGAGAACCAGGAGAAGAGATCGCCCATCGCACGTAAGATTCTATTGTACAATCCTTTTATTACAGGAATAACATTAGGGACATTGAGCTACAAAGATACAGACTTTTCTACCGTTAAGGTACAGATTGCATACGATAGCGTCGATTATGAGTTTTATGCTCATCGTGCACACGAGCGCGGCCTGGATATAGGACTAAGCCGGACCGATTATGTGCTAAATAAGCGTCTCGAAGAGACGCGAAGGGGCGGTCTTCTAACAAGAAAGCAGGCCGACAAACTACTCGCCGCAGGGATTCACAGGGAGGCGCGCGAGCGCGACATGACCATCGGCGAAGTAACTGCCGAGCGCCGCGAAGCTGCTACAGCCGCAGAGCGCGCCGAGGCGAATAAGTTCCAGTCGATTCAAGATATGTCCCCCGACGACCGCGCGAACGCTCAGGCTCTTGCCCGGGCTGCTGGTGCTGATCCAGCCGCCATCGCCGCAATGACCCCCGCAGAGCGCTCCCAAGCTGTCGGCGACTGGAATGCCAGCCAGGGCAACTTCGAAGCGCAACAGAGCGCTGATGAGCAGTCTGAGCGC